CCGTAACGGTCAGATCGGTGATGTCTATGGCATCAAAGTGTTTGTCACACCTCAGTGTGATACCGCTACCGGTGCTGCACGTATTGCTTTGATCTTCCACAAAGATGCAGCAGTACTTGCAGAGCAAATGGGCATTCGTTCGCAGACTCAGTATAAGCAAGAGTATCTATCTACGCTATACACCGCTGACATGCTCTACGGTGTTGCTCTCCTTCGTAAGGGTGATCTATCAAGTGTTCCAACTTCGATGTTCCCCATTGCAGTACCTGCCTAAATAGGCTATAGAGGGGCTACACAGCCCCTCTAATTATATATTGAGGTTACTATGGTTTATTTTAAATGTAAAGTATCAGGAACAGTAGTAGGCTTTGAGTGGGAATACGACATTGAACAGATGCGTAAGCATCAAGAATACGAAGAAGTTAAACAAGAAGATAAAAAAGTAGAATCCAAAAAGGTTACTAAGAATACCAAAGAGGATTAATAATGCCTACGATCAAGATAAAAGGATCTAGCACAGCGGCAGCAGAGCCTTTAACGCTTGCTGAAAGAGAATTAGCAGTTAATGTCACGGATAAAAAACTTTATGTTGGTGACGGTGCTGCGGTACGGAAAATTGTTGGTTCGCTTGGTAACCAAGAAGCCAGTGCTGTTGCTATTACTGGTGGTAGTATCGCTGGTATTACAGATTTAGCGGTAGCTGATGGAGGTACTGGAGCCTCTACAGCCGCTGATGCTAGAACCAATCTTGGTATTACTGCAACTGGAGCAGATACAACTTATGCTTTTAGGTCTAATAATCTTTCAGACTTAGCATCTGCATCAACAGCAAGAACTAATTTAGGCTTAGGGTCTATAGCAACTCAAGCATCATCCAGTGTTTCTATTACCGGAGGATCAATTACAGGAGTCACTGATATTGCTATTGCTGATGGCGGTACAGGGGCTTCTACAGCAGCAGACGCTAGAACCAATCTAGGCTTAGGATCTATTGCTACACAGTCGGCAAGCTCGGTAGCTATCACAGGTGGAACTATATCAGGTATCACTGATCTTGCTGTTGCTGACGGTGGCACTGGAGCCTCTACAGCGGCTGATGCGCGTACAAACCTTAGTGTCCCATCTACCACGGGATCAGGTGCTTCTGGTACTTGGGGGATCGACATATCCGGCAATGCTGCAACTGCAACGTCTGCAACGTCTGCGACTACAGCCACAAACCTCGCAGGAGGAGCGGCTAACAGAGTCCCTTATCAGTCTGCATCTGGAACGACAACATTTGTCGCAGCACCAACTGTCACTAACTCATACCTAAAGTGGAATGGAACTGCACTAGGCTGGGATACGGTATCTGGCGGGGGTGGTGGTGGTGGAACCCCTGGTGGATCTAACACTGAAGTACAGTTCAACGACGGCGGCTCTTTTGGCGGTGATGCTGGTCTTACTTACGACAAGGCAACGGATGTCTTGACGGTTGCAGGATCGTTTAACGGCCCTGTTGGGGCTACCGCAGCAAACACAGGAGCATTTACCACCTTATCTGCCTCGTCTACGGTATCTGGCACAGGCTTTTCTACGTACCTAGCTTCTCCTCCTGCTATTGGAGGCACTGCTGCTGCTGCGGGTTCATTTACAACATTATCCGCATCTTCGACTGTCTCAGGAACAGGATTTTCTACATACTTGGCTTCGCCTCCAGCTATCGGCGGTACTACTGCTGCTGCTGGTACTTTTACCACGCTCTCTGCCACGGGCAACACAACCCTTGGCGATGCTGTTGGTGACACGTTAACGGTTAACGCCACTGCTACTTTTAACAACGCAGACGCAACGATTTACGGTGTAAGAGTAGGCCGTGGCGCAGGGGGTGTGGCTACCAACACTGCATTCGGTGCAAGTGCTTTGGCGGCAAACACTAGCGGCGCAACAAGTGTTGCTGTTGGTTCAAGTGCGTTGGCGGCGAACCAAACTGGCACCAATAATGTTGCTGTTGGTTATCAGGCACTTTTGAATTTCACCGCAAGTAATACTACTGCGGTTGGGAATTTAGCTCTTACGCTGTTAACGATAGGTACAGGAAACACTGCGGTTGGGGGCTCTGCACTTGCAAGTGTTGTAACCGGAACAGACAATACCGGTGTTGGCCGTAATGCGCTGAATTTAAATACCGGAGATGCCAACACCGGCATGGGAGCAAACGCTCTTTCTTTAACCACAAGCGGATCGTATAACACGGGTATCGGTGTTCAGGCTCTTCGCTCCAACACCACCGCCTCATACAACAATGCTTTTGGCTATCGGGCTGGTTATAACAACACTACTGGTACTGGCAATTTGTATCTTGGCAGTAGGTCTGGACACGACAACGGAACGGGCAGTTACAACACCTATGTTGGTGAATACTGCGGGTACGCAACCACTGGCGGGTACAACACTTTTATCGGTGAAGAGTCTGGTTACGCTGTAACAACAGGCGCAAAGAACACTATCCTCGGTCGATACACAGGCAACCAAGATGGCCTCGACATCCGCACTTCAAGCAACTATGTCGTGCTTTCGGATGGGGATGGAAATCGTCAAGCGTCAATGGCTGAGGGTAAGTCGCTTGCGTTGGATAGCGCAGTTCCTCAGACCGGCACCGGCATCACCTTCCCCGCCACTCAATCCGCATCCTCCAACGCCAACACGCTGGATGATTATGAGGAAGGGACTTGGACACCGGATCAAGGCTCGGGGCTTACTGTTGTCGGCACATTCAGTTCTGCTGGCTACTATACAAAGGTTGGGAATATAGTCTCAGTTCAAGGTTATGTTAAAGGCGCAACTAGCGCTTCTTGTGCAGCGGCAGGACTTATTTGCACTAATCTTCCGTTTAGTGGAGTCAGCGGACAATTTATACCAGGATCAGTCATAAGTTGGGACGCTACCAGTAATTCTTCTTGCGCCCAACAAGCAGCAACAACAAATTTGTATAACGGCACAGCGATTACCGCAAGTGATCGTTTGAGTTTTCAAGTTACTTACCAAGTGGGTTAATCATTCAAATAGGATAACTGGCATGGATATGTCAGTCGGACATAACTGAAAGGAACCTAAAATGCTTACTAAAGAAACAGTTGTTGATCAAGTTACCGTTAATGAGAACGGCATCGTTCTTTACAGAGAAGCAACCCGCATCATGGAAGATGGTAAAGAACTGACAAAGACCTATCACCGTTCATCCCTAACACCAGGGCAAGACCTCACAGGCCAGCCAGAGAAAGTGGTAGCAATTGCTCAAGCAGCGTGGACACCTGAAGTCATTGCAGCTTTTCAGGCAGCGCAGGAAGCTAACAGGCCAGCGCCGACTGCGACACCAGAACCAACACCGACTCCAACACAAGAACCGGCAGCACCATGAACCTAAACCTCGACCAAAACGAAATCCAATTTATTTTGAACGTGCTTGGTGATCTACCGGCAAAGACTGGCGTGTGGCCTTTGATTGTGAAGATCAAGGAGCAGGCTGAGGCGCAGATAAAACCTGAAGAATCATAAACTATGGAAACAATCGAACTCCTAGGAAAATTATGGTACTTAGGAGCAGCGATTGTAGCAATAGCAGCCTATGCGGTCACTATTAAAGTTCGGGTAGACTATCTTGAAAAAGGTTATGATAAGCAAGTCACTGAACTTTGGAAACATGTCAATGAACTTAAAGGAAAACAATAATGGCTCTTCAAGCTGACGAACAAGTTAAGCAAATCGGAGATGCCGTATCAATCCTCACAGTTGTGGGGACTTTGGCTGAATTGTTACCTGCAATAGCTGCAATCCTTACAATTGTGTGGACTGCCATTCGTATATGGGAGACTGACACTGTTCAATGTATGTTTAGACGTAACAAGGGGAATAAAGATGCCGATGGTAGCGAATAAGAAGTTTCCTTACACAGCTAAAGGTAAGAAAGAAGCTGAAGAGTATGCATCAAAGAAAGCAAAGAAGATGCATGAGAAAAAAGAATCTAAGGCAATGAAGGCTAAAGAGAAGAGAATGGGTTACCCAACATGAAACAGAAACCTAATAAAGTACGTAAGGTTATGAAAGAGTACAAAGAAGGTACTCTTCATAGTGGCAAGGGTGGTCCAGTAGTTAAGTCTCGTAAGCAAGCAGTTGCAATTGCTCTATCTGAAGCTGGTATGTCTAAACCAAAGAAAAAGAAATGAAGCCAGGGCTATACGCTAACATCCAAGCCAAGCGTAAACGTATCGCTGAAGGCTCTGGTGAGAAAATGAGAAAACCAGGCACTAAAGGTGCTCCTACAGCTAAAGACTTTAAGGAGGCAGCAAAAACTGCTAAGAAGAAATGAAGAAAGATTCTAGGCTAACAAGAGCAGGTGTGTCCGGTTATAATCGCCCTAAAAAAACACCAGGACATCCTACCAAATCACATGTTGTTGTAGCAAAGGACGGTGATCAAGTTAAGACGATTAGGTTTGGTCAACAAGGTGTTTCAGGTTCTCCAGAGGGTTCTGCTAGAAATAAATCATTCAAGGCTCGTCACGCTAAGAATATTGCTAAAGGTAAGATGTCTGCTGCGTACTGGTCCAACCGCACTAAGTGGTGAAACAATGTTAGTGGCTAAGCAATTTTTTAAAAATTGTCCTAAATGTGACGCTGTTCAAACATATGGGAGGAAAGATCATTTTAATTCCGCCGTGCTTGGTAACTGGCTTTGTAAAAAATGTGCTAACCATAATAATAACTTTAAAGGTCGTATAGGACCAATGCCAATAACCTGGTTTGAGATTAAAAGAAAAGGCGGTTTACACAGAGGATATGCGTGGGATCTTACACCAGACGATATTGTTACAATGTGGAATGACCAAGAACATGTATGTGCTTTATCAGGAGCACCTATAGGGTGGTCAGAAAAAGGCCTTACAGCCACTGTATCTATTGATAGAATTGATTCTTCTGAAGGCTACTTAAAAGACAATGTTCAACTATTACATAAAGATATAAACATGATGAAACAAGTTTTTTCTCAAGAGTATTTTATATCAATGTGTAAAGCAGTTGCTGATAAAGTAAAATGGTGATATATGACCTATCTAGACTTAGTTAACGCTGTTCTTAGGCGTGTTAGAGAAGCAGAAGTAGCTTCAGTAACAACCACTGATTACTCTAAGTTAATCGGTGATATGGTTAACGAAGCTAAAAGAGCTGTTGAA